CCTACCCACTTAGGTATGTAAACAAAGAACAGAACACAACCCCAGAATGTTACGAGGGCAACGATGTCGGTAAGTCTTTGGTTCCCTGCTAGTATGAGTCCTAGAATGACTCCACCAAGCCAGATCCAATCCATTGTTGAATGGAACCGCTTCCATCCATCACCAAATTCTTTGATGAGTTCGTCTCTTAATTGTGCAAAGAATTTAGACTGGTGTCGCATGATAACGAACCCTTCATTAAATACCATCACAAAAAATCCAATCCAGAATATCATATAGTTGAGTTAGTTTTCTTTAATGTAGTACTGACATAATCAGTAGAGTCTGTGTATTTGTTAGACTTTTTGAAATTTCTTACAAATACGTGTAGTAGATCTGGTTTGAGTAAATATATTTCTCGATGCTTCTCATTTTCTTTCACTTCATGATCATAATTTGTTATTGCTGTTGATATCTGTGAACCAGGCAGACTGACAACACCTGCTCCATTATTAAATTCATGTAGTGATGTGTGATACTTCTCATCTACTACAAGACCAAGAGGTTGTAGTATAGCACCATTGATGTCTTTCACTTCTTCTGTTTCGTAGTGATGGATGCCACTGTATGCATCGTCACCATACTTCTCTTCAATGTAAGTCCTTAAAGCATTATCACCTAATGGCAGATCATATCCAGGATTGACTAGCTTATTTGTTATTGCTATCACCCAATCATATGTTACATCATTGTAGAATTGGTATGCTATAGTGTCTAACCTTTCTCCATCTTGAATAACATATTTGTCGAAGTAAACTGCGTAATCAAATATGTTTTCATCTATCTCAAATCCTCTGAAGAAATTCTTTGCAATAACATAGTCAGATTCAGAGAATGGATAACTGATAGGACTCTTGGAGTATTCTATGTCAGGTATTAATGAGAATAACATTATAGGCTAGGTCCGTCGTTTACTATGTCGTCTCTAAAGACAAGTTTTGATTCTAAGAACTCTAATGATAGTTCTGTAGCAACAGGAGCTCCGTCAGTGTATGTTGCATAACTTCCATCAGGTGTGTAGTTCACACTAACTCTAGTTATAACACATGTTTTATACTGTGTTAGATATGGATGTAAAGTAGTACCTTTCATGAAAGATACTCTACACATGTGAGGTACTGTTATAAAGTTTCCAGAACCAACACTTGCTTTACCTTTCTTCTGAGTTCTACCTTTATCTCCTAACCACTCAGCTGAATTTACATCACCAAAACCTGGTAGTGAAGCACGTTGAAATGTTCTACAGATTGCTCTAATTACTTCTGCTTCTTCTTGATCATGTGGAGTCATCTTAAACTTTAGTCCAAACTCTCTTAGATCTGGTTGATCGAATAGAACTTCTACGTTTGGGTTCATTATGACACCCCTTGTGGATCCAGTAACATCATTCAACGATAAGTTAGCAGCAACACCAGGAACTGCGTTGATACCAGCTGTGAACAAAGAAGCAAAGGTTTGTCTTATACCATCAGTTACATTATAGTCTTTCAATTTATTTAAGTCACCGTTTGCACCAGCGACAACAGATCTACCTGCATTACTAAATGCTTTTCCTTGCCATGATGATTTATATTCAGTTCCTACATCTTGAGGCATGTACAACATGATAGGTCTGTAACCAGCATTCGGTGCTCTTTTCTTACCACCCCTTTCTGGACCTTCTAGATGTAAAGGAAAAAAGTCTGTTGCGCTTTTATGATACTCTGTGTATCGATTAGATACACTTTTTGTTACTTGATCCTTACCTGTTGATGGAACACCTTTAGTTTTTCCTGCGTTGAGGAATGGAGGATTATATTTACCAAATTCAAATAGTACATAGTCAGAACCTTTGTCAAGATTATCACTATTAGGATACCTCAGTGAACTTAGTCCTTTACCTACTCCTTCTGTTGTTCCTTTTCCTCTTGGTGCTATTGTTATAGAACCAGTGTCTGCGGCATTCTTTAAGTATGGTGATTCATTATGAGAAAGATCTTCTTTGTCTTCAACATTCTCATCTTTACCTTTCATTTTATTAATCAACTTCAAAGCAGTAGGATCTGCTAGTATTTTGTTGATTTCATTTTGTGTGGCGAGGTAATACTCCCAACCAGTAGCACTGACTAATACTCCCTTGTAATATGTGTTTTCAGCAGGAGAGTAGTAGTAATAGTTTGCTCCAGCAGATTGGCTTGTTCCAGTTTGTTCACTGAAAACTTGCTGCTTATCAGGAGGTAGTTCTGATAATTTTGTACCTACTAAGGTTGGTGTTTCTATATCTTTTAGAGCCATTAACGCACCATTGCTACTGATTCTTGGGTTCCATAACCTCTAACCACTTTACGAGCCCGAATTCTATCGTAAAAGTTTTGGTTAGTCTCACTCCACACTTCTTCTTTCCTGAAATTATATTCAGAATCCTTTCTAGTGATAACAAAATCTTCAACTGGAAGTAGGATTGCGGTATCCCATTCCTCTGAAGCTAGATCTAATAAGAGACCTTCTACATTAGACTTAAGATATTTATGGAAGCAGGCTTTGGGTAGATTGATTCTACCTTTCATTAGATCTCTGATAGCAAGTATCCTTTTCTTAGGTGCCATATAGTGTAGGTTAGCTCCAAAGAATTCTGTTGGTGTAGATTTTATACAATATACAAGCGGAAATTTGTCCCAATATGGTAGATATTTTGACTGTGCTTTGTATTCAAAGAGATACATGTGACCTTGTACTGCATATCTTCTCAGTACATTTTCATCTTGCTCACTCTCAGGATCCAAAGCATCGTACCTTTCATCTCGATGGAATTTCTGGTGATCTTCTTTGAATCTGTTTACCTCTTGACGCACAGCATTTTTATACCAAACGTATGATTTACTTTCTCCGTTGGTAGCTGTAGTTATTTTCTCAAAGATAGTTTCATATCCAGAACTATCTTTTATATTACTACGTTGTATTTCTCCAAATCCTTGTGCCATTGTTCATACTCCTACACTCCTAGGTTATCTTCAGTTAATATTAGAAACCCCATCTGCCTGTTTTCACAGTAGTCTTCAGCAGCATCCCATTTAGCACGATTTTTTGCAAACGTTAGAGCAGCTCTTTTATAGGCAGCAGTCCTCTTATCTTTATCATAAGGAGGTTTTGTTTGTTTCTTAGGTTTAATTTCTATTACGTATTTACCATACGTTCCATTTTTCTTTTTGGCTTTTATATAGAAGTCAGGATAGTACCTATGTGGTTTGCCATCAAGAGGTGAACGATATGGAATGATAATCTCTTCACTCCCCCACTCTACTATAGAGTTAGTTCGATCACAAAACTTCATAAAATGTAGTTCCCATGATGAACGATACACGATTGTAGTGGGGTTTCCTTTGTACTTTTTAGGGTTCTTAGGTTTATACAATCCAGTTTTTGCCATATATAATATAGATCTCACGTTTTTATTTAGTGTGAAAAGTAGTATAAAGAACTTTATGGCACAAGTAGGAGCAGGAAGGGGCATGTCCCTGACTACTACCTATGATGTTAAATTTGATAGACCAGGTGGTACTGATAAGGCTATCAATTTGATGTGTGATGAAGCACAGTTACCTAATGTTCAGGCTGCTACTGCACAAATGGCAGGAAGGTATCTTGGAGAAGGTCCATTTCAATATCCTCATACTAGATTGTTTACTGATGTTTCTTTAGGATTTCTCTGTGATGCTGACTTAAATCAGTTGAAGTATTTTCATCAATGGTATGGTGAGATTTTTGATTCTAATGCGAGTGATGTAAATGTTTCTGATGCTTCGATGGAGACCGTGCTTGGTAAAGCTGCAAGGAGTCGTGATAGAATTAATAGATTAAATTATCCAAAGAATTATACTGCTACAACATATATTACTAAGCTTGAAAATCAAGGAGGTAAAGATATACCATCAATAACATATTTGTTAGAAGGTTCTTATCCTTATGCTATTGATGCAGTTCCCTTGTCGTATGGATCGTCTCAGATCACTAGGGTTAATGTGAACTTCCATTACGTAAGACATTCTGTTATTTTCAATAGAACGAAGGGTAGCTTAGTGGAAACAAGATACAATCCTTTTGATGATGGTAGTAATCCAACAGAGCGTTCATTAGGGACTGGGCCGTAGCAAATTCGGATTTTCGATTCCATAAAAC